TCGGCCTCTTTCGCTTCGATTTGTAGAGTATCAAATAGCGGAAATTGTTCGTTCATTACTTCTCCTTATCTCTGGCATCGCCTAGGATAGGAGTGCCAGTAGCTGAATTACTGGTTTTGCAGGTCAGAGGTTTACGCCTCTGGCCTGCTTTTATTCTACCATAGCTTATATAAGCCAACTAGGTGCGTCAACTTGAGTCATCTCACCTTTGATGCCTAGCTGATACCACTTCACTGTCTCGGCTCGAAACACCGGTGAGCTGTAGTCATCCCAACTATTTAGCTTCCAGCCATGATCGCGCGCATAGTCTGCCTGGGCTGCATCGCTTTCGATTGCGCCGTTGAGAACTGAGCAAAGCACGATTAGGTTATCTAGCCTGTCCTGTAGCTTGCTCCCACCCATGCCGCGATTCTGCCGGTGTTGTATAGAGATTGCTTCCAGCTCTCCACAGTGCCAGCATGAGCCTTCATCTCGGGATAGGACTTTGTCGCGTGTTGCCTTGTTCACAACTTCATTTCAGCCTGCATCAGACGTGCCTGAGTGCCGAGCGCCATGAGCGCAGTCTCTATAGATTTGATTTTCATCTTAACCCGGTTCATCTCAGCCCTGCGTAAATCGCGCTGTAGTCGATTCTGAGACGATTTGAGCCTAGCGATGGCAGTGCGGTCGGCCACAGTTCCGTCAGCCCCTATAAACGCCGTCTGTTCGATTGTGTCTAATTCGTAGTCAGCCTCTGCGACTAGCTTTTCGCACTCATAAAGCGCCGTATAACCTTTGGAGTTCTCAGCTATCAGTTCTTGGATTTGTATTTGTATTTCGGAGAGCATCAGCCAGCCTTAGAAGGTGGTGGATAAGTTCGCGGTTATACATTCTGGCAAGTTCGCTGTTATCACTTTGCGCCGCCGCCTGGTAAGCCTCTTCCAGCTCCCTTATCTTGGCTTCCAGCACTGAGTAATTCGCCATGAGCCTTGATCGCTTCCAGTATCTTGTCCGGTGTCTTGGCAGCTTTTGCCTGAACATAGATAAAGCGTAGCTGGTCAATGTCTTTAGCAGCCTTGCCTTCAGCTAGGAAGTCCCTCGGCGCTGAACCACGTTGCACCTTTTCCATTTCCTCTCGCGAGGCTAGTGAGTTTGGTTCTTTGTTCATGCTGTAGCCCATCACCATTAGCGCACGGCCAATTGAACTTGACTCTCCGTTCTCAAGTGCAGATGTTGAGTTCGCACCGGCTCCGCCGTCAACCTCAAAAGCGTGTCCAGTTGCCTTTGGTAGGTCGTTTGCTTGGTCACCTGCGGTTAGATAAATAGAAGTCTTGATAACCCAAGTCCGTTTGCCAGTGCTGTCCTTAGTGTCCCAGCTCGTGTATTCATCCGAGTTTATCCACTCAGTGACAATGCGCCCATCTTCGTGGTCTTTGTGGAACTGCGCTAGTCGCTCGGCTACAGTGCTGTATTTGCTAAGGTCAAATTTCATCGTCATCATCGCTTTCTATTTCGTATTCTTCTTCTTCAAATACCCAGCCGTCTTGCATCCAAATTGACTGGTCAAGCCCGCGAATGTAAAAGTAGCGCAAATCTCCCGAGTCAGTTAGGACTATGCCAGAGATTGCGCCGGTTATGTAAGTTTCGTTTCCTGCAATCGTGCGATGGACTGTGACAGTATCGCCTAGTAAAACCATTATTTGCCCTTCTTGATTACGAGGTAAGGCCTACCCTGACCCCTAGCTGATCTTGATGCTACCCGAATAGTCTCGCCTTCGTGAATGATAACCGCGTGTTTAGACTTGCCCATAAGATCCATTACAATGCTCTTGGCTTTGCGTAGCTCAGACTCGGCTAGGTCAAAATCGGCAGCCAGCTTTGGCAAGTTATGGATGCCGTCTATTTCTATTTCCTCATCCACGATGTCAGGGTGTAATTCCCTGACTGCCTCATAAGTTGATTCCGACCCATCCCAATCTGGTGCGGTGTCATTTACTACCCCTGACCAGAACCGAGCGCAAGCCTGTTCTGCTACCTGTGCCTCAAACTCGTCATACTCAACCCAGTGCTCTACCCAGTCCATCGCAACCAAGCCAACAATTACTGCGCGCTTGATTCCTAAGATGCTCATGTAATGCATCACCTGCGCTTTGTAGGCTGGTGGAACTTCGCTCCAATAGTTGCGTGAAGTCTTAGCCTCTACGATGACCCACTCACCGTCAATCTTTGCCAGCCCATCAGGGTTTGCGTGAAGGTAAGAAATCGTTGGGTGCTGATACGTGCCAGTTGTAAAAACTTCCCAATCAGGGTGCTGGTGCTTGAGTAGCGGCCCGAGAATAAAAGGCTCTAGGTTTGTGCCTAGCCATGCTGGAAATGAGTCAATGACTTTAGGGGGCAGCTTGTCAGTCTTACTTGCCCAAAGGTAATAAGGCGACTCCCAGGGATTTAGTCCTAGTATCGTGCCGACCTCTGAGCCACCGATGCCATCAGCACGCGCCTCATGCCACTCAGGAGTGCCCGATTCAAAGACCCCGAGCAACTTTGCCCCATTGAGATTAGCTGGTGCGTAACGCTCCATTATTCTCCTTTATTAGTTAGCCTTACACTATGGCAACGGACAGACATTTTAGGTGACAACATACGGTCACCTCGGATCGCAGTACATGAAACTGCTCAAGGTGATAAATCAAAATGGCGGCGTGCCTTGCGACAAGATACCTCATGCCTTTTACCCCGAGGACATTTCAGACCCTGAGCTGCGAGCGGTTGCGACTAAAGCGGCTAAAGCTACCTGCCGGACATGCCCGATTCTAGATGCCTGTTTCACCTACGCAATCGAGACTAATCAGCGTCATGGTATCTGGGGAGGCACTAGCCCTGATGAAAGATGATTTGCAGTTTCTTTTAGCGTTCGCTAACATCCACTTATGAAAACCTACATCGCCCTAGCGCGTGCAATCGAGCGCGCCGAAACTATCCCTCCATGCCAGACCACAGACTTTGAGTTATGGTTTGCCGAAACCTCGGGAGTCGGTGGTTCAAGGGCAGCTAAGAAGTTATGCCGACAATGCCCTGTCCAGGTTGAGTGCTTGACCTATGCGCTGGATGCAGGAGAGGCTCATGGTATTTGGGGAGGTACTACTGTCAAGGATCGCTTAGGTATCCGGCGTGGATCTGTCGGGAATCGAACCCGAGTCCCTAGCCCTGCACTTCGGCTTTGAGCTAGGTCGAAACCATTGCAGACCCTAGACCCTGGTCTAAGTTAGTTCTGACCAAAGCAGTTGGGTGAAGCTTACTAAGTCTAAGCGCTTAGACCTTTTGGCTGACTTTGAGAATGGTGTTCGCAAGTCACTAACCACCGTAACCGAGCTAGGACTTGAACCTAGACTTTTCACCTTTTTCGGGTTGCCTCTAACAGTTGGGCTACTCGGTTTGTTGACTACTAATGTAGACGATAGTCCACAAATGTAAACAATTGGCTACTAATGTAACCGAAGAACTACATTATTAAATGTCACGTTTCGGCTACGCTTTAGACTTTGCCACGATAGAAGTCAGCACCGATAGCAAAGCTGCTCCGCCTGCCACGCTAAATAGTGCTGCATAGTCAAGGCTCAAGAGTCCGACACTTCCAGCACCTAGTGAGGCGATAGCAGTTTGTGCAAATGTCTTAATAGATCTCTCTCCGGCATAACTCCAGAATTCAACTGTGAGAATTTTCAATAGTCTTCCTTACTGTTTCGTTTGACATCTTCGATTGTGGCAATTGCAGTATAGGCGGTTGCGATGATGCTTAGCAGAGCGACCCCACCGATCACGAGCTGATTGCTCACGCCTGTATCAAAGAAGAAGGTAATTGCGCCAAAGACAATCATGGCTACTGCTATCCGGTACGAGCCGTAGATAAGCCTTCGTCTAAACTTCCAGTTGTCAGGCTCTGAGCTAGGTGCAGCCCCGAGAAAAAACATGCCGTCTAGGACTGAGAGACACGCTTTTTTTACAGTGGCCTTTTGCAGCATTTGCAGACCTCTGGCTCTGCGCCTTTTATGTTTGCCATAATCAGCTTGTAGACATCTACCTTGTCGGCGGTCACACCGAACACGCCCCTAAGAGTTTTAGACGCTGTGACGTGGACATGAGGGCCTGAGCTTTGGCCACTATTGCCTAGCAGTCCTATGGTCTGGCTCTTGGTAACCTTCTGGCCCACTGAATAGCCTGGCTTGGCATCCATGTGGCAGTAGCCGAGATACCAGATTACGCCGTCTTTATCCATAGCTGTCTGAACGACAACCCAGCCTAAGACATCTGAGAACTGAATCAGGCGAATAGTGCCCTTGGCAATAGCTGGGATGCGTGTGCCTAGCGGTCTAGCCCAGTCGGTTCCGGAGTGCGGTTGCATGTTATTGGCTTTGCGGAATGCTGACATCTCGCCATAGTGTGCGGTGATGTACTTTTCATCGTAGACCAACCGCCAGTCTGCGGTTCTCATAGCAACCT